GGATTTATTCCTGACATCATCTATGTTGACTACATCAACATCTGTGCCTCGTCAAGAATCAAGATGAGTGGTGATTCCTACGGCTACATCAAAGCAATCGCCGAAGAACTTCGTGGTCTCGCAGTCGAATTTGATGTCGCCATCGTAACTGCAACGCAGACTAACCGTGATGGTATTGACAATTCAGACGTCGACATGAAAAACACCGCAGAGTCGATGGGTTTCGTCCATGCTCTCGACCTTTACTTCGCCCTCGTTTCAACAGAGCAGCTAGAGAAGCTTGGTCAGATGTTGGTTGTTCAGCTCAAAAACCGATACAACGATGTGAATAATCCAAAGCGATTCATTCTCGGTATGAACAAGAAAAAGATGCAGCTCTTCAACATCGATGCAGAATACAAGAGCATGGATGCAGAACCGACTCAGGTATTTGCCTCAAAGAAACCATTCGAATCCTCACGTAAACCCTTCGCCAACTTCAAAGTATGATCGACATTACGCAAATTCTGTTCAGTGACATTGATGAACATCTATGTCGTATTGCATCAGAGGAAACTAAAAGGGCTTTAGATGAGCAGCCGCTTTATTTCGAGGGGCAGCTTGCGAAGATTGGAATTCCGGGCGAACATGAGGTTTTTCATGCTGCACTCGAGAAAGATCTTCAGACAATGATCGATCAGATTGAAGCTGGAAACTATCCAGTCATCAAGGAACTTCACCTATGAACGAAGCCGCACAAAAGTTGCTCGATGAGCTTAAAGAGGGCATCGCCAAAGCGACGCAGTCTTTAATCGGCCATCCATTTTCCGATGAAGTTCGTGATAGATATATTCGTGAGGTTTCCGAAGCATGGAAACTTGTGATGCCAGAATATGAAGTTAGTGTTGCGCTGGATCCCAATGATTCATCGATGATGATAATGACCATGACACTAAAGCAAAAATGATCACTAAACTAAAGCCAAATGAGGTGTTCGTATTCGGATCAAATCTGTCCGGATTTCATGGTGCTGGGTCTGCAGGTTATGCGTGGCGAGGAACAACCATCAACAACTGGCGTGATGATGAAGTCTTTAAGTCAGCCCTTCATTCTGAGATTGGCTCACCTGAACGAATCGGGAGATGGGCAGTTCTGGGTGAAGCGTGCGGGTTTCAGAAGGGTAAAGAAGGTATGTCATATGCGATCTGCACAATTGAAAAACCCGGTGAGCTATGTTCCGTCTCATTGGACGCAATCCACGATCAATTCACCGAGTTATTCAGATTTGCCGAGGCACACCCAACACTCCGCTTCCTCATGACAGAAGTTGGATGTCAGCATGCTGGTTACACTCGAAAAGAAATGCTTCAAGTATGGGAACATGCTTCTACAACCAAGCCTGACAATGTCATCGTTCCACCAAATTTTTACAAATGAATCTACTAACAAAACTCACGAGAAAAATAACGGCCTTCGCCTGGGAGCATGAAATTGACGCAGTCAATGGCATGGCAATGGTCGATGAACTTCATGCAACACCCGGAAAGCTGAAGCTCATGGTAACGCAGAATCCTGTCATAGCACAGTTTATTGCACTCTCCTTCGCAAATCTTGTTCATTCATCGAAGAATTACACTGAATTGAAATTTGAGACTGCAGATCCAGACACATCCGAGTTGATCACAGTTCTCGTCAAGAAGTATGATGGAAAAACTCCACATGAACTTCGAATTGAAGCAGAACAAAAGCTTGAAGTCGCACTGAAACGTATTGCTGAACTTGAATCATGCAAATAAACTACGGAATTATCGTCTGGGAAAAGGTAAGCGGTGACCCCGTTCATTTTGTTGGATATGAAGATGTCCCAACACTTTACGATTTTCACGGTATCCGAAGAGAACTCACCGCCGACCCAGAATTCGGTCTTATTGGCTGTGATCTGATTCTGCGGTATGCTCCTCCGCATGTCGTCTCCTACTTTGCAAAAGATATTATCGCCAATGCCACACATGAAAACTAATCAACCAATTCCTAAAATTGTTGTGCGCGACGTAGAATTCGGCATCGATCTCACCATCAAGAATTTTCCATGTATTGACAATTTGCGCGAATGCATCTGTGCTCCGGAACCTGAACCGATTCCAGATTTCGTTGTAGGCGATGTAGTTTTCATCGGCAAAACCGAGGAGGTTGGCATGATTACGAAAATCACCCCGCAGAATCGTGTCGTAATTGCAGAGCTTTACCTTCCGGGGAATCATCCATGCTACATTGAAATCCTCACAGACTCCATCGTCCTGAGAGATTACTCCCCACTCAGAAAAATCTTCGGCCAAAGACTATGACACTTAACGAAATGATAGTGGCTCTGACTACGCTGAAAGAAGTATTTCCACAGTGCGCAGAATATAACATGGCAGTCTGTAAGCCAGGTGAAGACGACTTCATCACCACCAACGTCGCCGTTACAGTGCCCGTTGTTCGCAGCGACGGTGAAAAGGTAAATCTAATCATCATCGGTGAAGAACCAGACCCGCGGTTTCCCACAAATTGGAGCATTGAAAAGCTTTCTTGAATATTCACTACTTTTCCCAACAGTGTAGTGTATGACCAATGACAGATCCGCTCGAATTTTTCAAGAGATATTCAATAACTCCGCGTCCTCAACAGATAGATGTTTTGAGCCGAGTATCAGCAGAATGGGACAAGAAGAAGTATTTCGTCCTCAATTGTCCAACAGGAACCGGTAAGACTTACATCGCCACTGCTATTGCAGATTCGATTCATAATTCATTCGTTCTCACTTCAACTCTTCTTCTCCAGGATCAATATGAGAAGTCATGGGATGAAATGGTTAATTTGAAGGGTCGTTCGAATTATCGATGTGGCGTCAATTCATCTTTCACTGTTGATGCTGCACCATGCACACTGAAAAAGAGCTTGGCAGTTGCATGTAAGAAGCAATGCATTTGTCCATATTACAATCAGAAGAATGCTGCGATTCGGTCAAAGACAATGTTGACGAACCCGCTGTTCATGCTTTATTCAGCACATTGTGGATTTGCTACAGAGGATTCATTCTCATCTCGTGAAGCACTTATCATTGATGAGTGCCACATGCTAGAAGGGCAGCTCATTTCGTTCGCAGAGTCTGATATCGATCCACAGAAGATTCAGCAAACATATGGAATCACGCTGTCCGATATTTCGTTTGGACAGAACGAATACAAGAACATTGAGGCACTCTCGATGATTCGTAATCGAATAAAGGCAGAACTCGACGATCTCAAAGCTGAATTGGCTCATTCATTCCCAGACAACGGAGATGAGAACCTTCAGAAATGGGCCAAAGCACTTGGAAATGATGTTGCATCTGTCGCGAATGTCATCAACAAGAAAATCTACTCGCTCGATAAGGTTCTTCAGCCAATCAACATCTTCTTTGACACGAGATGCGAGACAAATAAGTGGATCGTTGCGAAGCATCATGACAAGAATGTGCTGAAGTTATCGCCGTTCTCTGTTGACTTTATCTTCAACAAATACTTCGCTCAGCTCGCAGAGAAGTTCGTTTTCATGTCAGCAACCATGCCGCCGAAAGCAGAGTTCTGCAAAGAGTTTGGCATTTCAGAGGCTGAATGTCTCTACATCGACATTGATTCTCCATTCGATCCTGAACTTTCTCCGATTACCGTTGTTCCGTGTCTCGATCTTTCGAAGAAGAATTTTGAAAAGAACATCACATCAGTCGGTTCGATCATCGATTCAATTCTCGCAGAGCATAAGAACGAAAAGGGCATCATCCATTCTGTAACTTATACGATTGCATCTGAGATTTACTCGCAAGTCTCTGATGAAAACAAGAGCCGGTTAGTTTCTCGCGATGGATTCACGAACAGAAAGAAGGTTACTAACGCAGAGCTTCTTGAAATCCACGAACGGAATGAAAATTCTGTTCTTCTATCTCCATCAATGATGGAAGGTGTCGACCTTAAGGATGATCTCGCACGATTCCAGATTGTGATGAAACTCCCCTGGCCATCTCTTGGAGATATTCGCATTGCCAAGAAAATGCAGCTCGACCAAGAATGGTATAATTGCCGTATGTGGCTTCAGCTCGTTCAAGCTTCCGGTCGTTCCACCCGTCACGACAAAGATACGTCGGTGACTTACATTCTCGACAAGAACTTTGCTTATTTCTATCGCAACTATAAGCACAAGTTACCTGCATGGTTCAACAAGCGAATCACAATTTTATGAAAAGCGCAAAGGAAATAGAAAATGAACTTCAACTGCTGCCATCTCGGCCAGCTAACATAAAGACTGGAGATAGATGGGGCGTTAAGCCAATCTCTGAGCAGCTAAAGGATGCAGAAGTAGAAATTTCATTTTTCGAATGCATTTCTGAACATAACTTCACAGTAAAACATGAACGAGTTACACTATGATCGACTACAGTCTGACCCACGTCGGCCATTTATCCGAATCAAGTCTCATCGTTAATGTGTGTCTTGGAATACCGAACTCTTCGCACGCAATTCTAAGTTTGTTAAAAATTTTTCCATCTATCGAAAAGTTAGTTTTGCCTGGAGCCTTTCTTAAACCTTCCGATATTAGAGAACCAACATGAGGACAGGTTTTCTTTTTTGTAATGTGTGCCTTTCTAGCCTTTTCTTTCCTCTTTCTTTTAGACATATTTCTTAGAGCATCTCCCCTTGCTTTAATTCCTTTAATTCTATTCATCTCACGTCGCTCGGCATTTTTAGCAATTTCATTGATAGTCAGTGGTCCTTCATCAACAAAATAGAAATCCTCATAACGTCTAGAATATAAACGACTCTGTGGATTAAATCCTAATGCTTCACATGCATCTGTTGCAGTCTCATAAATTTTTCCGGCACAAAATACTGATCTTGCGCGATAATGTGCTCCACTTCTATTTGCAGCTCCCTTTAATTTTTTGCGATACTCAGCCATTCGTTCAGTATCAAATGACTCTATCAGATTACCACCGGCACCCACACGTTTTGTGTTGTAATACTTGACACCAAGTTCCTCTATTTTTATCATGCTCAACCATCTAGTTTCCTCCTTAAGTAGTTTAGTTCTGTCGTTTTCTTCAAGGAAGAACAGAATTTTTCGCTTGAAATCTGCAGGTCGTTTTGTATATGCCCTTCTGAAATGCCCTGTCGATGATGTGTATCCATCTTCAAGTGTTCCCATATGAGAACCGATACAGAACTTTTTTCTGAAATGATCTCGCCAAATATAGACAAATCCGTAATATTTTCCTTTAATCTCCATAAATAATAAGCTAGGTATATTTATCAAAACATAATGTTAGACTATTCAAAATTCGATAAAGCCGCATGTGATAAAATCACTGTAGAAATCGTAGCAGACTCAATATCGCCCTCTGGCAAGAGAATCACGACATTTGTTTGTGAATACCCAAGGTTTGTGCATTCGGAAATCATGACACACCGCATGCTATCTAAATCCGTTGCTTCATCTCGTGCAATTCCATCAGCCAAGATGATCGAGATGGTGATGACAAATCCAGCCATGCCAGTTTTCTGGGGTAAGAACCAGCCTGGAATGCAGGCTCTCGCAAAGCTTGATTACGGCGAGCAGTTTGATGCTCAGAAAACGTGGCTCAAAGCACGTGACAATGCTGTTGCCTCTGTCACGAAGCTTCTTGAGATTGGTCTCCACAAGCAGATCGCAAACCGTGTTCTTGAAACATGGTTCTATTGCAGAGCTATCATCACTGGAACTGACTTTGAAAACTTCTTTGCTCTCCGCGCCCATGGAGATGCTCAGCCCGAATTTCAAGTCCTGGCATGGAAGATGCTTGAAGCTTACAATGCATCCACACCAAAGAAACTCCAGCTTGGCGATTGGCATATTCCATTTGGTGACAGGATCGATGACACTAGATTGTTTCAGACGTGCGTTCCGAGAAGCGGTGAACCTACTGAAGATTTGATTACTGAGATGAAAAATAAGATCGCGATCGCTCGTTGCGCCCGTGTTTCATACTACAACTTTGAAGGTAAGGACGATTACAATAAGGACATTGAAACATGCAACAAGTTGTTTGGTTCTTCTCCTCGTCATCTATCACCTGCAGAGCATGTTGCTCAATGTGTGAAAGGATCTGAGCGGTCAGGCAATTTTAATGGATGGAAGCAATACCGTAAGATCTACGCTGACGAAAATCTAACAGACCCTCGTGTTATCAAGAAATGATTGACGTCATCTGCGAAAACTGTTCTCCGATTAAAAGACAGCATGTGGAACGAGCTGTTCCGTTTTATCTAAAGCTGCTTCTTCCACGTCTTAAGAACGTTCGCATAACCATTCAGTTTGTCACCAACCTCCAGAAGGAAGAGGGAGTTCTGGCCGACTGTGATGTTGATGATCATGAATCGGCACGACCAAAGGAATTCATTATCAGAGTTGACAATGGGATAAGACTTTGTCATGCACTGACTGCCATTGCCCATGAAATCGTTCACGTCAAGCAGTATGCAAGCGGTCAGTTAGTTTTCACGGGTAACGTCAACATTGAAACGTGGAACGGTAAAAACGTTGATTCGCGAAAGTTCAATTACTGGGACCTCCCTTGGGAGATTGATGCCTACGGACGTGAAAAAGGTTTGTTTACTCGCTACATTGAAAAATATAAATTTGATGCAGAAGACTGGACGGAACTAAATAGGTAATGATCGCATTTCGCAAATATACGAAGACTGTCGTTGAACATCTGAGGTCACTTGGCTATATCGACATAAAGTATCGAATACCTTCAAGCGGCATGGTTATTCTTCCGCTACGAAATGGAAAGCTTCGTGATCGGTGCGTATTTCTCGACGAAAACCATGAAGCAAACTTTAAGTTGGATTTCAGACCGCTCATGAAGGGTGATGAATGGGCATTCGGAGTCAATTCAGATCCATTCGACAAGGCACTTTTCGAGTCTGTTTTAACGTCAACCCACGAGAAGTGGAAATCGACGACACCATATCTTTACACGACCGATGCTGAAATGCTTAAGCTTCAGGCAGATGAGAGATACAAGAAGGATGTGGTAGAGTATCGCGAATGGACGAAGGAAAGCGAGTATGGTAGATCGTTCATGCTCTGGATGGTGAGGAACAAATGCTCATTCATTCACATTCGGAATCATGGTCTCTATCAATTTGGCCCAACCAATCATCTTGGTCTCATGAAGGTTCCGCAGTTCTCTCATTTCTCTCATATTCTTGGTCACGGATCGATTCATGGAGATGCAGTTTCCTATTACTTCGGATGTGACGGAAAAATAGTCATGGGCAAGAAGTCAATCTTTTCATTCGGCTTTATCAAGGGTTCAAGTGTAGTCCTAGACGAAAACAAGTTGCCATTTTAATGAAAAACCTATCTGAACGTGAACTCTACAAATATGAGTGGCGTGTTCAGGCATTTCTCGCGAAATACTCTCGAGAAGAACCATTCGTTCTCCGTTCAGGTGGAAGTGTCAAACTAATCTATGACTGCACGGTGGTTCATCGAGTAACTCATAGACATTCACTCGTCGGTGCAATTCTCAAATCGGTAGAAAGATCGTATCGATTCTCAGACCTTTCCAAGACCGAGGAGTTTGGTGGTAAAGATTCTTTCAGGAGAGAGAATGAAATTTTTCAGTCCATCCTTTCTCAAATTGAAGCCGAGAAGAGCAGAATGAATGTCCTCTACATTCCAATCAAGATGCTTGACACCATCCATTATATCGGCGGAGTGAAGAGAGTTACTGCACATGCCAAGGCAGATTTTGCACTCATCGATAGAGATGGTAAAGATGCAATTTGGATTTCTCACAAGCATGGTTTTTCTCCTCTTCACTTCCAACAATGGTGTGGAATTTCGGAGCGCCGTTCTCCATCAATCTTTAAGCATCTTGAGACTCAAAACTTCATTTCGTCGGTGAAGCAGAGCAGAACTTCATTTGATCCTGGAACATCGTTTAGTAGACCGATTCAAGATGAGAACCTTCAGAAAGTTTCGATGTATGGAACGTCATATGGAGAGAGCTTCTCAGAGAATAATGTCCATGGAATCGCCCTTGGCGACGTGACAATAACGAACTGTTCAGATTTTTATTCCATCACAGGCATCTTTGCATACAACGGGGATTCCGTAAAGGGAACTCAATATGAACCAGCGTTTCAGGCAAACTATCGAACAGACAGAAACAACTGCGGCATAATGAACTGCCGAATGTCAATCTCACCATCTGAAAGTAGAAGCAATTCCATCACAATATGAAACCATTGATCCATCTCCCTCACCTCGATGACATTTATTTCCTGAGCGGTTCATTCGGCATCTGTAATGCGCTAGATGATCTTGAGAGTGGTGCTCCATCGTCTATCAAGTTCGATGGGATCGGAATTGTATGTGGTCCAGCACCCGATGACGGAGCATTTTTCATTGGAACGAAGTCATTTTTTAACAAGACTCCTATTCTCTACAAGAACGTTGAGGCCATCCACACTATTGAACAGCCGGATCTTGCCAAAAAGCTGGAGATTGCATTCCTCTCATTGAAGGATGTTCCATTCTCCTGCATCCATCAGGGCGATCTCCTATTTGCTCGAGACAAAGACTACACGAAGGGGTATTTCGTTGAGGGAAAGAACATCGTGTTTCAGCCCAATATCATCGCATATACGACGCGAGACGTAGAGGCTAGAAACTCCGCGATTGGGGTTGTGTTTCATACCGTTCATGGTATGGCCCATGATGAGTTGGACGTGATCCCGTCAAACGAGAAGCATTGGGTCATCAATCCAGCCTGCACGTATGAATTCGATTCCAACTTCATGGATGAATGCTTCGATGCCATACCGAAGAGAACACTTCCAGTGGATATTTCAAATCTCTGCGTCATGTATTGTAACCACTGCATTCGGACCACGCAAGAGAAGAGTATCGATGGTCTCACGAAGTTTATCTCAGATCGATACTGCGCTCACATCAAGAAGTTGAAGACACGAGCCGGGCAAATGTCAATTCAGACGAAGTTGGCAGGTCTTTTGGAGGATGTCAACTCGCACGCCAAGACAATCAAAGAAGCATGGAAGCTTCAAGTGAAAATCATTGCACTGAAGAAGGACATTCTGTCACGCATTGAGTCAGATTTTAAGATGGAAATCAACACGAATGGTAAGCTCAAAGAGACCTCACATGAGGGGATCGTAATTTCTGCGTCAGATCCATTTAAGATCGTTGATCGTGAAGTATTCTCTGCAGCAAATTTTTCTGATACGACGACCCGCGGTTGGTCTAGCTCGGTGCTTCGATAAATACAGAATCAATGAAATCATTTCGCACGTTCTTGGAAGAGTCTACGCGTCTATGCGTATTCACCTTTGGGCGTTTTCAGCCGCCAACGATAGGTCATGGCGTTCTATTTGATTCTGCAGCAAAATTAGCCGGCACTGGAACATACAGAATCTATGCTTCGTCACGTCATGACACGGACAAGAACCCACTTGAATATAAGTCGAAAATCAAGTGGCTGAGAAAGATGTTTCCGAGACATTCAAGGGCTGTTATCGATGATCCTTCGTTGAAGGATGCACTTCAGATCTGCACGAAGCTCTACGATCAAGGGTTTGATCGAGTAATGATGGTTGTTGGATCAGATAGAGTCGATGAATTTCAGACTCTTCTCAACAAATACAACGGGATCAGAACAAAGACATCCTACTACAACTTCCTGGACACTATCCAGGTTGTATCCGGCGGTCTCAGGGATGAAGATTCGACTGACGTTAAAGGGATATCATCTTCCAAGATGAGGGATGCAGTGAGGTCTGGTGACTTTCAGACATTTCTACAGGGTTTACCACCAGGATTTGACGATTCTGAGAAGCTTTTCAACGAAATCAAGGCTGGGTTGCAGATAGAGGAGCAGCGTGCCAGTATAAATATATCTTCAACCTCGTCATCTCGTGAAGAAGTCATCTCTGGCTCACTCTCAGTTGATACACCTGTAATCGTTAAAGGAAATCGTCTAGGAAAGATCAGTTCGATCGGACCAAACTTTGCTCTGATAACGTTCCCAGATCTTACATCCAAAAAATTCTTCATTCAAGACATCGCCAAAGCAATATGATCACCGAAAAACTATCACCAGATGCAACCATCGCGGACTGGATTCACGACTTTATGTCATCCACCGATACACGTTTTTCGGGTAAGACGAAGGGTGAACGTCGTCGTCAAGCAATCGCCGCCTACTACGCAGCAAATGCTCAGCTCGCAACTGAAGAGACGAATGGTGACTGGAAGTTTTATCCGGGCAAGTCGTTTGAAGAGGTTGAGCCAGATATTGCAGTGTCGGATGAAGCTGAAGGTCTATACTTTAATGAGAAGGAATACCTCTGGATCGAGAAAATGAAGGATGGAACATTTGAGATTTTCTTCGGCAATTCAATTTTCAGCTGCCCAACATTCGATGAAGCAGTTGCAGAGGCACTTCGCCTTCAGAAAGAATATGACTCGGAAGAAGAGCCAGTCAAGTCGAAATACTTCGTTTCCGGCCATGGCACAACGAAAGATCAATATTACTCCGAATCATTTAACCTCACTGAGGCAAAAAAGAAAGCCAAAGCAAAGAAAAAGAAGAAAACCGTGAAAAAAGAAGAGACAAAGATTTCCATCGTCGAGATTGATACATCAGCATGGGTAGCCGCAAACGGGCCAGTTATGAAAGACCTCAACCTCTGGATTTTCTCCATTGCTCCTGGTCCACTTTCATATACGGAGAAGAAAGCCGGAGTTGATTATTGGGTAGGAACTGGAAAGTTCGTCGAAGTTGAGCCACAGGCGGCAGCATGGGCAATCTCCGTTGGTGCTTCGAAACTCTATCTCATCAACAACTCTATTGCAGAGTCAAGAGCATACGGAATCGGTAAGCGCATCCTCGGTGAGAATGTAGATCGTTACATCGCCACTCGTTTTTCAGTTCTCATGGACGAGAAGAAGCAGAATGTCTCAACCATCCTCAAAGACGCAAAGAAGTTCCTAGAGGATTTCGATGCAAATCTTGAGAAGTTCGATGCAGATTATGTCTTCGAGAATGCAAAGGAAATCCTCGCTGACAAGACCCTTTCAAAGTCAAAGCTTCTCGATTACGTGAATGCTATTTTCGATGAGGTTCGCTTTAAGAAAGTCGAAGAGTCTGAAGGCGCTCCAGTAAACACTGCATTCTACGATCTGCAAGATGATGCAAATCATGTCAAGTCACGTATCATCTGGGCAAAGAACGACAAGAAAGAAATTTCAAAACACGATGCAGGTGCCATCCACGGCGACCCACGTAAGGTCATTGAAGCCTACGTCGCAGCAATCAAATTCATTAACAAGTAATCCCATGGCCAATCCACAAAAAAGCTCAAAGCTCAAGTCATATCTCAAAGAGGACGAAAACGTTCCAGAGGTAATCGTTCCAACCCTCGATTCCGAGGAAGATACAGTTATGTCCTCCGAGGTTCTCGAAGACGTAGCTGATCTTGCTGATGGCATCTATGACATGATCTTCAAGATCGGTGCTCAGAATGTTCCAGCAGAAGTTGTGCAGAAAATCACTCAGTCACATGACCTTCTCACAGATGCTTTCGAGTCAATCGAAATCAAGGTTGAAGAGGTTGAGGCAGCAGCTATCCCACAGGACGGCACAAACGGCTTCAATGAAGAGGTTGAAGAGCCAAAGCAGGACGACAAGAAAACGAATGGTCGTATTCTTCAGCTTGCTCGTCTCGGTCTTATCGATAGAACGGCGGTTTCGTCCGTTGTTCGTGTTGTTACTGCCCTCGAGAACGGCACCACCCTTACATCAGTTCAGAGAAAGATCGCATTTGACCTTCTCACAGGTCTCATCACCGTCGTAACTGGCGATCTCGTCTTCTCGAAGGCAAAGCAGGACCTGAAGAAGAAATGAAAACCCTTTCGCAGATTAGAGAAGAAGCACTGCTCAACGAGGGCGGTCATTACAAGCGTCCATGGAATTGGATGCATGCACCTATTCTTCCAATTGGCGCAGTCAATCTGAAGACTGGAGCAAATGCGCTGTTCGGTGTCATTTGGCACGGATGGACTGAGAATGAGGGTGTCAATTACGTCTTCAAAACAACTGGTGCTGGTCTTAGTCGTTCAGACAAAGAAGGCAAGATCAGAGTCGTTCATTCAGCAGAGCCACTTGAGAGTGCTGTGAATAGCAAACCTGTCGGCCACAAAGAAGGCCAAAAGCATGACCAGACTGGTCGTGACTTCGGTCAGGCTGAAATCATTGGTCATTTTCCACATACCAAAGAAGGTCTTCTCGAAATTGCAAAGTTGATTGGTAAGAATTCAGCTCTCTTCTACACCTACAAGTGAGCTATAAATATTGTTGAATGGCACTATTCGACAATCTTACGGAAGAAAACTTTCTTCACTACGCAGCCAGACACTACCAGAATAAGTCCTGTCTGGACGTTCAGGAATTTCATGATGACGTAGCTCGCTTCAAGTATCTGAAGCGGCTTCTCAGGAAGTATCGAGACGGAGCTCTTTTGCAGGAAAGGCTCATTCTCAATCACATCATCATCATTCATAACGTTTTCTCGATTGAGCATGGGAAGAAGATGTGTTTCTTCAAGATGGAAGAGGACCTCTGGTCAACGCTGAAAACGTTCATGATCTACCTTAACTATCTGAGGGAAGACGAATACGTCGAGGTGCCACTCGATCTCAAGATAGTAGACATTCTCAGAAAACTGTAAGGTATAAATAGAAACATGACATACGATCCAATTTCAGAAGCAGCAGCATTCCTTTCACAAGGCCTCAGAGAAGCAGTCGAGTTAACTGACCGTGACGCGGTCATCGAAGTTGAAAATAGCCTCGATCCAGAAAAGAAACTCACAGACAACATTCTGAGACTTACGAACGGCTCAAAGGTCAAGCTCACCGATTATCTGAATGCGTATTCGAAATATGTTTTAGATTTTGAGAATCACTTTTTCATTGATCACGGCCTTCTCATCGATGAAAACAACGGTGATACTGTCATGATCAATGTGCTTGCGGGAAAGAATACCGTCAAGGACCTTATCTCTGCGATCAAAGTTCACAATGATCGTAAGAAGAACTTTTCAATTGAAGTTCAGAAGACTGCAAAGATTCCAGATGGATTCACGGTTTCCTACACCATCGATGGCAAAAGCCAGGTCCATCTTGAGTTCACACATTCCGAACTCCGTGACCTCGTTCACGAATTAGCTAAAGTCGGAATTCGCTGATGGACGAAGCAGCCACAGTTTCGTATGGTGATATCGATGCCGATGTTAGAGATGAGTTTGCAGATGTTCTGACAGACTCACAGCTTGACACTGCAAAATACATTGACGGATTCGAAGTTTCAAAGGGAGAACGTGGCAAGGGATTCGGTCTAGCCGCTCTTGAACGCGAGGTAGTCAAAGCTGATAAAGGCGGCTATGTTCTACTTACACAGGCATATCCAGTAGATGGTGATGATGACGTAGGACCAGATTTCGACGAAGCCCAAGAGAAACTTGCCAAGAATTTCTACGGGAAGGCAGGATTTATTCATGTTGGCGGCGGATGGTGCTATCGCCTCCCATCAAAAATAAACGAATCAGTCCTTACACGCACTGCCGATACAGTCTATGCCTTCAGATTTCTGAGGCTCCTCACAACTCCATGGACAAAGCTAAAGGCTTTCAAACTTGGAATTATCGACAAGCACGGTAAGGTTCTGAAGAAGCAGTCTGACCTCGCAACTGATGACGAGAAGTCATGCTACAATCTTTTTCATCGTCTCGTATTCAACATCAAGAGACTGCTCAACAAGCTCCCATTTGGTAAGACAACAATCGCATCCTACGTGACTGCACTCTGGCTCCTTAAAGAGCAGACAGGAATGAGTGAAGATGCGATTCGTAACGCGCTTAAAGAATCTGGTGTAGAATTTTCTACAGAGTTGAATGAGTCGTTTGATGCACTTTCAGGAACGGTTCGCCTCAATAAGGACCTTGCATTCCCGCTCACCGGCCAGGAACTTGCTCTTCGCGGTTCATCATGCACTATCATCGAGCACACCTCTTCAATTTTCTCAATTCCAGTTTATCGTGCACGACATGAGACTGGTCAAACAATTTACGTAACACCATATGATGTCTGATCTAATCACCCGCACAAATCTCCTCCTTGAAAAGGTAGGAAAGAAATACGACTTTACAGGTAAGGTCAAGACAATCCATAACCGCGAGGTCAAGCAGATCATCCGTCTATCAGATGAACTCATCGGCGGATGGATCGAGTCTGAGGATAATCTTTCGCAACTCGGCACATGTTTTGTGTATGATGAAGCAATGGTCTGGGGAAATGGTGAAGTGTCTGAGAATGCAAGAATCCTCGGTAAAGCACAGGTCTATGGAAGAGCATCTGCCTACGGCGCAGTTCAGATTTCAGGCGATGCAGAGATCTACGGTGAAGCAAAGGTTTTCGGTTCAGCCGAGGTTCTTGATCTTGCCAACATTTACGGTTCTTCATCTGTGTATGGAGCATCCATCGTTTCAGGAAATGCTCTCGTTTCAGGAGATGCGGTCGTATTTGGCAAAGCTACAATCACCGATCATGCTGTCATAAATGGAAAAGCACAGGTTTTCGGTCGAGCAGTTATTTCTGGAACATCGACTGTTTCAGGAAAAGCAACAGTTTCAGGTGATGCAGAAGTCAGCGGCAAATCAACAGTCGAAGGTGATGCAATCATCGCAGGAACTACAAAACTAGTTGATGAGCTTGCAGCAACAGGTGAGCACCTCGGCGCGTCCCCAGTCGTTGATACGGATTCCATTCATCGCCAGCTAAAAATTCTTCAAAACAACAGCCATCTTGACAACGATTTTGTTGAGAAGGCAACCAAAGTTCTTGATAAGGTTGACCTTGGGAAGGATCTTTCAGGAAAAGATCGCGCTGTCCTATCACATACTGTCAAGAAACTTGCTCATCTCCTAACGAAGAATCATGTTCTCGACGCGCTTAACGGCAAGAAGGAAGCAAAATGAATCTTGTAGAAGCAGCAGCTGCATGCCTTGAGGATTTGATTAGCAATCGTCTAGAGCAAGAATTTTCTGAGATTCTTGGAAAAATACTCGACTCTGCAAAGAGTGATGATCTGCTTCATGCGTTAAAAATCGCGAAGGAAAAGAATTCGGATTCGCCAATCTTTAGACTTATTAACAATGAACTTAAGAAGCGCAAAATCGCCGAGGATGGAGAGGGTGTAACATCCACAGCTGGCGTAGCGATGCCATCTTTTCCGATGCCAGGCGCAAATCCACTTCGTAGAAAATCTTTCGAAGTTGAAGATTCTGTTTACGAAAATGTTGCACTTTTGAAATTAGATTCCGCATACGTGGAGATAGTTGAGGCGCTAAATAAGGGTGAGACAGTCATTCTGAAAAACAGAAAAAGCGGTCTCAAGAAAGCTGTTCGCAGAAAACATTCTGCGTAAACAGTTTTTCGAATATTAACTTCCCAATGGCCTGATATAAAATCAGGCCATTCTAGTCTATACCAACTATGTCTTTATTTGATGAGCAGATTTCACGCAAACCAGATCTTTATCCATGGTCTTCAGAATTCATTTATGCAATGTCCGACGGAAGATGGACAGATAGAGAATTCACATTTGCATCGGATATCCAGGATTTCAAAGTAAATCTGACAGAGCAAGAAAGAGAAATAGTAAAGCGAAACCTATCAGCGATAGGTCAAATTGAGGTTGCAGTTAAGACATTTTGGGCAAAGCTCGGTGACAATCTTCCCCATCCATCGATTATCGATCTTGGTTATGTGATGGCAAATATTGAAGTCATTCACAACAAGGCATATGAGAGACTCTTGAAAGAGCTTGATCTCGAATCAGTTTTCGAAGAAAATCTGAAGCTTGATATCGTTCAAGGCAGAGTGAAGTATCTTCGAAAATATCTCCACAAATACTACAAGGATTCGAAGAAGCAATACATCTATTCGCTGGTCCTCTTCACGCTTTTCATTGAGAACGTTTCACTCTTTTCCCAGTTCTACACTATCATGTGGCTGAAGCGCTACAGAAATGTTCTGAAAGACACCGATCAGCAGGTAAAATACACAACCAAAGAGGAGATGATTCATGCGATTGTTGGCATGAAAATCGTCAATGTCATCAGAGAAGAAATGCCGGAACTTTTTGATGATGAGCTGATTGAGAGAATCAGACACGAAGCAGCATCTGCATTTGAGGCTGAATCGAAAATCATTGATTGGGCAGTCAATGGATATAATGAGCCAGGCTTGAGCGCAGAAATTCTGAAAGAATTCGTTAAGAAGCGTCTCAATGATTCACTCGTCGGTATTGGTATTGCTCCACTCTACACTCTGGATGATGAGCTTCTAAAGTCTACCCTCTGGTTTGACGAGGACACAATCGGAAATACCGCCACAGACTTTTTCAATTCGAGACCTACTGAATATTCCAAGAAAAATCAGTCGTTCGATTCAGCAGATTTATTTTAACATGACACGCTCTACACCTTACTATTGGCTCAATGATGATTCAAGACTCTTTCTAGAAAGAGACTACCTCGAAAAGGGACAGACGCCAGAGGCTAGAATTACTCAGATAAGCAAAACTGCAGAAAAGATTCTCAAGATAGAGGGTTTCGCAAAGAAGTTTGAGGAATACATGTCACTCGGCTGGTATTCGCTATCCACTCCAATCTGGTCAAATTTTGGTCTGAAGCGCGGCCTTCCAATTTCATGTTTCGGTTCTTACATCCCAGACGACACAGCCAAAATCCTCGACAAACTGTCCGAATGCGGTATGATGTCCAAGATGGGTGGCGGGACATCGGCATTCTTCGGTGATGTTAGACCTCGCGGAACTCCAATTTCGACAGGCGGGAAGACAGACGGTCCAGTGAGATTTATGCAGATGTTCGAATCTGCCACCAACGTTATTTCCCAGGGTGGGGTTCGTCGTGGATCAATTGCTGCCTACATGCCAGTTGAGCATCCAGACATCATGGAATTTCTTCAGATTCGTGATGATGGTAATCCAATCCAGAACATGTCAATTGGTGTCACAATCACCGATGCCTGGATGAAAGACCTTGTCGCAGGTAAGCCAGAGAATCGTAAGATCTGGTCGAAGATCGTTGAGAAAAGATTCTCGAGCGGTTATCCATACATCTCTTTCATTGACAACATCAACAACGGCGCTCCTCAGGTCTACAAAGATAAGGGCAGAAAGATCGTTGCCCAGAACCTCTGTAATGAAATTGCGCTCTCATCTACCGAGAAAGAGTCTTTCGTGTGCAATCTTTCTTCGATGAACATTCTTCATTGGGATGCATGGAAGAATACTGATGCAGTTGAGACTCTCACATTCTTCCTTGACGCTGTCATGACGGAGTTCATTTCGAAAGCATCGAAAATCCCTCACTTCGAATGTGCCGTCAGATTTGCTGAAAACCAGCGTGCTCTTGGAATTGGAACTCTAGGATGGCATTCCTATCTCCAATCAAAGATGATTCCATTTGAATCGATGGAAGCAAAGCTTGAGAATATCAAAATTCACAAGGCCATCTACAAGAAGTCGCAGAAGGCTTCAGCAGATTTGGCTACCATGTTCGGTGAGCCAGAAATGCTCAAAGGATACGGTCTGAGAAATGTCACGACGACAGCAATTGCTCCAACCACCTCGTCTTCCTTTATTCTCGGTCAGGTTTCACCTTCAATTGAACCGCTCAATTCTAATTACTTTGTGAAAGATCTTGCCAAGGGTAAGTTCACATATCGAAATCCGTATCTACAGAAGATCCTTCTTGGTTACGGAAAGGACACGGCAGATGTGTGGTCATCCGTTCTAGTTCGCGGTGGTTCCGTTCAGCATCTTGAATTTCTCACACAGAACGAGAAAGACGTTTTCAAGACGTTCGGCGAAATTTCGCAGAAGGAAATCGTGATTCAAGCAGGTGCGCGCCAGAAATGGGTTGATCAAGGTCAGTCCATTAACATCATGGTGCCACTCAATGTCTCTCCAAAAGAGGTGTCGCAGCTCATGATCTTCGCCCATGAATCTGGTGTGAAGGGTCTCTATTATCAGAGAGGTGCCAACCCCGCCCAGGAATTGGCACGGTCTATATTGACTTGTGCTTCCTGCGAAGCCTGATTTTTCTTATTTACATTTGCTAGGCCGCATGTAGGATAGAAGTATGGCCGTTCTCGACCCAGAATCAGCAGACATTCTTTTCCTTAACTTCTATCACCAGGCCCACACCTTTGTGGCTGGTAGAGCTATCATCAGACAGCTCATGAATAGAAAGTGGAAGGGCATTGACGCAACAGGCTCTCCTCTCCCTTGGAATTCCGAGTCGCAGGGTGGCGGTCCTTGCTGGGCCAACTGCGATATCCAAGTCTATGATGACCAGCCTTCTCTTCGATCTGTAAATCGCGAGTGGCCAA